GAGCGGCTGAGAAGTGCGTTAACCAGTACGCCAACGGCAAGCGAATGACCGACAACCAACTGAGCGCGATCACATCATTCACGTTCAATGTTGGCTGTGGTGCGCTGCAGAAATCAACACTTGCTCGTTATGCAAAGCGTGAGCAGTGGCCGCAGATGTGCGGTGAGTTGAGCAAGTGGGTTTACATTGGCAAAGAGAAATCAAACGGGCTTACCAGTCGGCGCGTAAAGGAGATGGCGCTTTGTATAAAAAGCTAAACCATCCAGACGGAGATGGTTACGAAAACTGGCTAGCAGCAGAGCAAGCCATTTACTATCGAGAGGTGATTGCGCATGACTTACCGATTGTTTACTTATCGCGAGCTGATTAAGCGTGGCGGAGCTGTGATCACAATTGCTCACAAAAGGGGAATTGCATGAAGCTGATTGAAAACTGGCGCAATGCTCACAAGCTGTCATCCATGCAACTGATGGCTATCGCTGCAGCAGTTGAGGCTGTGAATGGCGTACTTGATGGCGTTATTCCGGCATGGGTTAGTGTGTCACTAATTTTGCTGGCTATGGCTGCGCGTGTAGTGGCTCAGGATGGCATTAAATGAGCATCCCAACCAAACTATGGATTTACATCTGTGCGCTGATTGTTGCTGCTGGGGCTGGGTTTTGCTATGGATATCATGTGGCATCTGTGGAGGCGAAGGTGGTAGCTCAGAAGCTGGAATTATCACGAGCTGGTGAGGCTAACCAGGCATGGGCCGAGCGATTCGCACTACAGGCCCAACTAGCAACACGCGACCAGCAGTTAGCAGATAGCCAGGCGCTGGCAGCACAGAAGCGCACTGTGGTCGTGATACAAAAGGAGGTTATCTATCGTGACAAAATCAAAGATGTGGCTGTGCGCGATTGCGTGGCTAATAGCGGGCTGCTCGACTACTACGACGCAACCATCGGGCTGTCCAGTCCCGCCGAGTGACCTGATGACGCCACCGGTTTTGCTGATGCGGATAGGCGGCGACCCTGAGCGAGCACCTGGCGTAATGAAACACAATGCCGATGCGCTACTGAATGACCGCGACAAGTTAATCCGCTGGCAGAAGTGGTACGAAAAGCCCCTCGATTGAGGGGCTTTGTTTTATGCAACTGTTGGTAGCAGTGTTCCTCGTGGCGTCGTAACTCCCATCCTATAGTGATGAGTTGACAACCATTCGCCTGAATACTCAAACTTTAATATCGGGCTGCTTGGGTTTACAAGGAATAGTGACATATCAGATGGGTCTAAATACACAGCAACTGACCCGCCGTTTGTATTTTTGACAACCGTATACGTTGAACCGGCTCCGATGTCTATCACGACTTCAAGACCTGAGCCGTAATCTGACACACTTATTCTGTTGTATTGTTTATTGAGTATTCGCCCTATAAATACAGCTTCATTTGCTGCTGTTCCGCCAACTATAGAATTATTGATAACATCTGAGCGGAGCATGTTATTCAAAAACTCACGACATGGTGGGATATACATTTCCATCAAACCAACAGTCGATGGGTGGTTGATACCACCTCCGAATTCATTTGATGTATATGCAAGCTCACCATAAAACTCACCGTTGGTTGATGTATCGGTGGAGTAACGAGCAAACTGCTGTCCACGCACAATACCAGATTCGACAGTTACATTGAAACTAGTTGATGGGTTCTCGAACCGCATCGGTAGCGTCGCCTCATACGGAACATCAGCAAGCGTTAAAAGCATGGTGGAACCATAATACAAAAACAGACCACTTGGATTGACTGTTACCGTGAATGTGTGTCTGGTGTCCGCAGCTGAAACAAAAGGAGTGCTGACGCCTTTTACGCCAAGCGTACCTGGATATATCCCACTGTATAGGAGTACATTTCCACCAGTAAATTGAACAATCACGTCACCAGCCGCAAATTTGAAATCTAACCCATCGGTATTTGAAGCCACAGATGGCTTTATCGTGAATGTTGTTGAGTGGTAAATAGGTAAATAATCAGGAGTAAATTCAGCATTGAGTATGCCAGAGCCTGGCTCAATAACTTTAGTTTTTGTACCATCTGTAAACGTCAGGTCGCTATGGTCGCTTCGATATGCGCATGATCGAGGGTCAAAACCATATCGCTTTAGATTACCCTGAAACGCAACATCTATCAGGGATGCATTAACCTGCCGAGCCATGTATCTCTGTAAGTGCGCAACAAAGAATTTACTGGCGTTGAGACCGTATTGACGGAAATCACCATACTGGTGGGCGTTATTAAAGTTAGGGTTAGGGGTGGTTACGATAACCTGATCAAATGTGCTCCATTTTTGCTCTGCGATGAGGTATGAGTTCCACTTGAGCAGGAAATTATCCACATAGGTCTTCGGCGTTTCGTTCATGCCCATAGAGTGAATTACAACATCTGGCTTTAGGTCAAGAACGCAATCACGCCAAGTTTTGCCAGCAGTTACTTGCTCCCTTCCAGACCACAACGCACCAAGAGCATCCCATGCCTGATCTAGATTTCCATAACCAAGTCCGCCGATAGAGCGAGAGTAGAATTTAACGCGAACACCAGACGGCACATTGGCACATATCTCCGCGTAAAGTTGTGCAGCAAAACAATCATGACGATCTGCGTTGTCAACACCAACTGAATTGACATACCCAGCGGCAACGGTATTTGCTGAGTCATAGTCATTACCAACTGATATAGAATCACCCAACAAAACAACTCGCAACTCACCCTTAACAAGTACTGCGGCTTTAATTGCCTCGTTGAATATCGCGCCTTGGTTAATCGCACCGTGATATTGCTTAACCTTTGTTTTTTCGCTTCCTGCTCGTTGCAGCATGTTGTCGAGTGAGTTAGTCAACAGCTCCCCAGGCCCAGAAAATGTTATTGCCCCATACGCATAATCAAGCGTTGCATTTACATGCACATCACCAGTATCGAGCACAATCTTTTTAATATTGTTGGCAGCAATAAACGGCAAAAGCGTGGTGTTAAACAGTGTGGTCTGGTCGCCTCCAGAAGCAATGAACAACTGCGATGCGTAAAGCACCCCTGGTTCTGTGATAAGCAAGTTAGCATATAGGCCACCAGCGGTGAGGATGCCAGTGCTGCCATCACTTGACGCTGATAGCTGGCGGATATGGTCAACGCCATAGCTGTTGGCAACGATGATAATCGCCCCGCCAATTGTCGAGATGATCGCTTCAAGGTCAGCCTTGCTAGAAACAGAAATCAGGTCTGATATTTCACCCCGCAACACAACGTCCGCGCGAGTGACGTAGCCGCTGCCAACTGCTGTCGGGTCAGCGCCTGGAGCTACTGTATGCGGAAGATTTCCTCCCCATGAATACCAGTTATCATCCCCTGCTGGTGATGGGTTGTAGATGCACTTATCTGCATCGGCAATGCCAAGAGTTCCGCCAGTTACGAAATTGAATGATGCAGGCTTAAATCCGACATCACGCAAAACCTTTGGCAGCGTTGTTTGTACTTGTCCGGTTACGGCATTGGTTGCCGTGTCGATGTCGACGCCACTAGCCAAACCACCAGCTTTACCAGTGATAACCTCACTGTGAAATGTGTCGTGCTTCTTTGCTGCTTCCAAGTCTGTAATTGTCAGTACATCAGTCATGCTTGCCCCTTAGTTGTCAAAGCCACCATCAAACCCATTACTAAACGCGCCGCCGCCAGTGCTAACGCCGTCATATAAAAACACGTCTTGGTGATAGTTTACCCCTGTTATTTTCACTGTGCGATCTGTCTGCGGGTCTACCTGAGTTGGAATAATCATCTGCGCCAGATGCCGCGCTTCATTTCCAAAGCTGAACTCGGTCTTTACTGCAGAGTTTCCGGTGTAAACCGCCTCTGATGGTGCGGAAACCATAAGCACTGTGCGAGCATTCGACCCGGGTTCAACGCGTACAGATTCCACTGTGCCATCGCGCCGCTTTAGCTGCAGATAGTGATCGTCTCCGGCGGTGAATTTCACCTCTTGCGATAGCGTCAGGGTAAGCCCATTTTGCGCCACAACATAGCCATCATATGTTGCCACGCGAGCGCCATTAACGACGCTGATAGCCTGGCCAACAGCTGCATAAACACCTTCGGAAGTGGTGGTGAATTCCACGCTTATACGCTGGATCTGGTCTTTCTGATATGCCCTGTGCGCCAGCCAGTATGCCTGCTGATAGTTGCGCACGCCTTTGGAGTCGATCTTGTTGGGGTTTGCTCCGCCACCGCCTGGAATGGTGATGGTTTCTCGGATGTTCGTCTTGGGATCCGTCCATGTGTATTCCACTGCGTCAAAGCCTTCCGGATGCAGAGTTCGCATCCACTTTTCATCGCCAATTTTTGAGCGGTGAGTAAACACCATCGCCGGGCCTGCTGCCGGGTGCTCGAAGAATAAAGTGATGTCCTGATTGTCCCGGTAAACAGTGCAGAAAACCGCATCAGCTATCGTCTGGCAAATGTCCTGAGCCGTGGCCTTTGAATCGTCAAATGTGTAACAAAATTGGCCAGCCTGTGCGGTTTCAAAATATGACTCTATCTCGGCTTGCACTGCTATCAGCTTATCCATGCAGGATGTCGACAAACTCTGATTGCCGATAAGTGGATCGCGCATCATGCGGATGAGCGATTGGGCTGCCTGCGTGTTAGCTGTGCGGACGGTATCGAACACCCCGCCACCAAGGTATTTAAACAGCATCTCTGTGGCGATCACCTTTAGCTGCGGCTCTTTGATTGATGTGGCCTGGATCGTAGCTTTACGCTGCGTGTGGATCGTCGTCATGTCGCCATAGTGCGGCGTGGCATCTCGTATCTGCGCGTAAAGGTCGCGGTATTTCAGCTCGTCAATTACCGTGCCGTTGTATCCGGTATCCTGATCGCTTGAGCGGCGAGCACGAACCCGCACAGCTGATGGAGTTGGCAAGGTGATGTCGATGGTGATTCCAACCTCTACCTGGCTCTTGTCTGTAAGCGTCTTGCTTGCAGGAGTTATTGGGCCGATAGGGTTTCCGTTGTCATCGAGCAGCTGCCACTGAGCCTCAACAGATGCTGATGTTGAGTTGATGCTGGCGCTATCTGATGGCGTGCGGTACATGCCGCGCGGGGCTGTGATGTTCAGCAGTAGTCGCTCAGGCTTGATGGTGCGAATTGATACCCAGTCAGAAAATCCAATCTCAGCAGAATTCTGCGGCTTTACCCTGGCGTTGTCGTCCGCCTTCATTGTTGACGTTCCGGCTGGCATCTTCTGCCACTGTGATAGCTGTGGTGTGGCGTCAATGGTCAGGCTGTTTGATGTGGATGCCAGCACTGTGTAAGTTCCATCGAGCACGGATCCATTGTCAGTTGTCCCGTCATTGGCTCGGACGTTTTCAAATACAACCACATCACCAGCGTCAAAGAGATCATCAAATGACATGTCGCCAGATGGGTCAACCAGTGAGCCAGCAGTGCCAACAAGGTCGCATGTAATGATCACTCCATCGCCTTTCAGCGCAACCGTGTACTGATTCGGGGCTTTGAGCGTGATTCCGTCAACGGCGTTTGAGCGGCTGGTGATATAAAGCGGCTCGGTGATTTGCTGGCCGATGATAAGCCGTGGCGATGAGTTGTTCGGTGACGTGAATGGGTCGTAGACGTTTGCCGCTGACCCGCTTATGGCACTTAGCAGAGTATCCCCATCTGTTATGCCGCTAGCAGGAGTATCGACAAAGCCCCTGGCTATATAATAGTAACCATATTGATACTCTTTGTGGTTTTCGTCGTAGCGGCTATAGCCCTGCATCAAGTCAGACGGGATGCTCTGCACGGTTCCGCACACGTCATAGACGCGATCATATGGGCGCGGTTTATTCGTCCTGTCTGTTAGTGAGTTGTTTGCGCTGACAGCCTGCTGATTTAGGTTCGGCTGCTGCGGCTGCTTGATGATTTTGTTGTAAATTTTGCGGTTGATACCAAGCGGGTCATTAAGCTTGGAAAATGGGCTAAGCAACTGCTTAACCGCCCCGCCGCCAGGGTGTTCAATGACCGTAAACTCGCCATCAGTTTCGGTCATGGCGTCGATGTCGTTAGTGATGTCAACGACGCTTGATAGACAGCGAAACGGCGTACCGTCTGGGATGTTGGCGACAATAAATGACGCCGGGCTTGAGTGGTCGATGCGGATTGACTCTACTTGCTGGCCATCCTCACCAGTTGTAATGTGTCTGATTATCGCCAAAATTCCACCCTCTCATATCTGTCTTGCAGTGCGCTCAATGGCTCCATGATAACCTGCCTGGCCCATCGGTCACAGTGAGACACCATGCCATCGTGATATACCCCTGCGTGCCATATCAACCGCCCGCGCTTTTCAGTGGCCATCAGCACGGCATCAAAGTCATGCGGCTGCATAGCCATGGATAGGCCCTTGCTGTCAGCGTGGCCTAGCTCGAAAACAGACGCTGATTCGTTAATGTCGCCGCACCCAAATTCAGGCGTAATCAGCCCAGCATCTGCCCGCACGTTGCGGACGTGACCCCAGCAGTTATAGGTCACAAAGTCATAAGCAAGTCCCGTGTATTTAGCAAGCGGGCTCATGCCAACACCCCGCGAATGAGTGGGCACAGAGCAGGAGTCAGAATCAGTCCGGTTCCGCGATTGTTAAGCCGTGGAGCGCCAACGGCCATCGTGAATGTGCCTTTTCCCTGCGTCACGTCGCTGGCCTCATAGACTATCGGGCCGTCAGCAGGATAGCTCAGGTCAGACAGCAGGTATGCGCGATAGGTTATGGTTACTTTGTCTGTGTTATATAGCGGTATGCGTGATAGCTCATCATCCAGCTCATTGAGTGGATCTGCTATTGTCACAGATGCTGATTGCGTCATGTCGCTGTTGTTGGATGCGCCCTTTACACTGATATTGGCAGCCTCGAAAGTGGCATTGGTTACGCCATCCTCTAGTTTGGCAACCAGGTCAATTTGGTCAGCAACAAGACGGTAACGCTTGCTTATCAGTGGATGATAAATCTCGATGGTATCAACCGTTATTTCCCCGTCTGGATTGCTAGCCAGTTTGCGCCGGTATGCTTCCTTTACTGTTTCCTGTGTCATGACTCACCTCACAGCAGCGGATTGACGAAATTTGGCGTTGAGCAATAGATGGCATATTGGTCAAGGAAGTCGATCAGGCCGTCTCCGTACTCTCCGTAAAGTGGAGGAAGCGCATCTGACAGCCCATTATCCTCCTGCACACTGGTGCGCTCTGCCGTCGCCGTAAAGCTGATAACCCAGTTGATGCCATCCTGCGTCTGCTCAGTGATATTGCTGGTTATCTGCACGTTGTGAGGCTCAAGCCCGTTTCCCGTGTCGTGCGTCATCTGGAATGAGTCAGCCCCGCCGGAAACTGATGTGATGAAGAGCCAAAACGCTTGGCGAGCTAGACCGCCAACAACCAGGGTCACGCTAATCGGAACCGCATCATAGAACGCGTCACGCCCCTGGCGAGGAAGCCCGCCTTGCGTCTGACTCCGCCAGATGTTGCCGCCACGGGTTTGTCCGTATGACTTGCTTACAATTGGCTTTAGTGTTGCAGGGAATATTTTGTTGCTCATGTGCTACCCCTTAATATCCTGGCTGGCCAGATGTCTGGCGGCGGGCCTTGGCTATCTGGCTGTCTTGCGTTAACAGCCCGGCTGAAACCTCTTCGCGGATGATCAACCTGAGCTGCCCCTCGCTGGTCTGCTCCTGTTGCACAGAATCAATGCGGCCAGTGGTCTGATTGACGATCACAACTGAGCTTGGTGATGATTTACCGCCATTCTGCCCCATGATGTCGCGCATCTGTGCTGCTGTGCGAGCCCGTGACGCCCCAGCTGGAACGATGATTTCAGCCTTGCCGCGCTCTGCCATCTGGTAAGCAGACCCCGCCATCATTCCGCCGCCCTGCTCACGAGCCCCTTTGATGGCCGCAATGTTGGCCAAGCCAGCCGCTATCGCTGCCCCAGCCGCTACAGGCCCCATAATCCACCCTACAAACGGAATTTGTGACGCTGACATGTAGGCTGCTGTTGCTGCTTGATAGGTGTTTATTGTTGCCGTTACTATTGCGCTTGCCTTGTAGAGGTCGTTTTGCTCGCCAAGCACATTGCGCAAATCGTTGGTCATGTTTCTTTGAGCGTTTATCCCGTCATCAATTATTTTTTGTTTTCTATTCCTTTCTTTTTCGCGCTGGTCTAGGTCGTACTTCCTTGAGTCGCTCATCTGCTTGTAGTGGGCGTCAATCTCATCTGTTACCAACTTCTGCCGTGATGCTGCGGCGTTTTTCTCGATCTCGTCCTTTGCGTCTTCGTACTCTTGCAGACTGATTAGGCCATTTGCTCGCCATTTCCCTTCTGCATCTAAACTCTGAGCCCTGTATTCTTCAATCTTCGCCAGCTTCTGCTGCTCTTGTGAGTCAATAAGCTGCAATTCAGTCATGTTTGACTGCTGGAGTTGCGTCAGGTATTGAGCGGCAGAATCCTTTTGCGATTGTAGTCTTTTGGCGTCAGATTCAATTTGCTTTTGTGTCTTGTCGCTTCCGCTAGCGGTTGAGGCTGTTGGTGTTGCCGCCTTGCTGAACTTGCCTAGATCAACGGATGGCTGCGCTGACTTCTCATCGTAAGCGGCGCGAAGCTCGTAAGCCTTCCGCTTTTCCTCGTCAAGCTTGTCTATGGATCTCTGCCTGGCAGATATGATCCCGTCAGTTGTTGATCTAACCGCACCATCAACAACCTTCAGTTGCTTGTCGTAATACTCGCCAATGTCTCCATCATAAAAGATATTTGACGGAGTTAGGTATGCGTCTATTTTGTCTGCGTAAATCTTTGCCTTGTCGACAAATCCAGCAAGCTCAACCGTTGAGATTTGTATTGCTGCCTTTACGTTTGCTGGGAACTGCCAGAACGCATCAGACATAAATGATGAAGACTCAGAAGCGCTTAAGCCCCATCCTTGAAGCGTCTCTTGTAGGTATTTGTCAGCATCAGAGATCATAGACTTTAGGTCTTTGAACGTGGATTCCCACTGATTCCCCCACGCCGTGATCAGGCCAAGAGCCTCGCCGGATGAGATGGCCGCATTGAGATCGTCAAGCGCCGAGCTAGCATATCTAACCTGCTCTGCTATCGCCTCTCCAGTGCCAGCAGATGAGATTGCGCGGAATAACCCATCCCAAGAGTCTTGCAGGTTTGACAGTGCGCCATCAAGCGTAGCCATCCGGTTTGCCATTGCTCCGGCAAACTGGTTATTGCCAAGGCCCTGCAGGTATCCTTCAATCTCTGCCGCATTCTTCCCGACCGTGGTTGTCACACCCTGGAAGGTGAATGATACCTGGTCGCCTTGCTGCTTTGCCTTGATGCCAAACTCTTTCAGGCGCTCAAATTCGCCAGTAGTGGCATCAGCAACAGCCTCGATCATCTGCGTTAGGTCTTTGCCCATCGCAGCCGCTGTGTTGCCGTAGCTCTCAATGGCTTTCTGTGATGGGTTTAGCCCGAGAGAAACCAGCTTCGTGAATGCCTGCACTGATTGATCGAGCGTGTACGGGGTCTGCGCGGCAAACTTCTGCAGCTCAGAAAACGCCATCGCTGCATTCTCACTGCTGCCAGTCATGGTTTTGAGGCTGGCGGTTAGAATGTCAGTCTGCCGAGCCGTCTGGACTAGCTTGCTCATGCCAGCACTGACGGACACAACCGCACCTACAGCAGCAGCGGCACTCTTTGCCGAGTCAGTTAGTCCGCGCAATTCATTGCGAACCGATGAAACACCTTGAGCTGAAACCCTGACTACGAGACTAGCTGCATCTGCCATCATTTACCCCCTTTTAAATCTCTGGACTCAAAGATGGCGTCAATGTCCATCAGCACTGAAACATCTTCGGCAGTTGGCCGCCAATCCACTAGCTTGCCGTATGCGGCAATCTCCGCATAGCTGAGCGCATCGCGTGGGATTAGCGTCACTAGGTCATCACTCACGCATCGACCGAAACGAAGCGCCCTGTAGTGCGCGTACAGTGGCATCATATCTGCTGGGATTTCTGGCGATTCACGCTCAGGCGCTTTCGCTGGTGCATCCATAACACCCATAGCAATCAACGCTGCTTCATGCCCTGCCGTGATGCTGTCAAACTTCGAGAGCGCCTGCTTATCGCCAAACTCCCACCGACAGTAATCAAGCAGGGCAGCTATTTTTTTGCTTGGTCGGCAACCATGGTGTTGTATGCGTCGAGGATCTGCTTTGCCAAGGCGTGTTCACCAGTGAATGCGGCCAGCACCTTTGCCAATTCTTCCTTGCTGAATGCGTTGTCAAAGTCCCAGCCTGATACCAGCTCAGTAGAGAATGCCTGGCGAAGCTCATGCAACTCGAAGTCCAGCTTGAGGTTGTACTCAGTGAAGTTTTTAGCCGCCTCGCACTCCGCTTTCAGCTCTGCATTGTCAGCGTCAAACCGCTCAAGCATGACCATCAACACTCGGTTGTAACGGGCCGACGCCAGGATCACGTCTTTGTCGGTGTGTGCCTTTAGTGTGATGCGGTGGCCGGATGGAGTGCCATCTGATTTCAGCACTTCGAAAGAGTTGGCGGATGCTGTGGCTGCATTAAAAAGGTCGGCGAGATTCATGGTTGCACCTATTGACGATTAATTGCTCTCATTGTAGCGATAAAAAATCTTCATGGCTAACTGGTTGAGATTGTCTCGTTTATGTGCGACAGTGATCGAAGGTTAACAACGGAGATGAAACAAAATGAACTTGCTGGAATTGATGCTGAAAGAGGAAGTTGAGTGGCCTGTTGGGGCTGAGTTTGCGGTGCAAGACTACATCGGTAAAATTAAATTTGCCGATAAGCAACCGGTGTGCAATGAGAAATATTATCAGTGGGAAGAGTGCTTGGTGGCCAACTCTTTTAGTACACGCGAGAAAGTGGATAAATGGAGCGAGACGATCATCACCCGCGAAGAATACCAAGCCGCTGGCGGGTGGATGGTGATCGACACAGAAAGCGCGCCGCCATCTTTCATGATTGAGATTGGCAAAGGTGGTCGATGCTACAGAGCAATCAATCAGCAGCCAGTTCAGCTCGACAATCCAGAAATTGAGCCAGGCTTCGAGCCATTCGTTAGCATTGAGGATGCTCCTGAATACAAGGCTGAACACTCCATCACACCAAGCAAGTACACCAAGGAGATTCACGGCGTTAGCGTTGATGTCTATGACGTGCTGATGGCGTGGGGCGTTACCAATCCAGCCTTGCAGCACCTCATCAAGAAGGCTTTGCAGTGCGGCCAGCGTGGACACAAGGATAAGCAGCAAGACCTGCAGGACATCATCGACAGCGCGATCCGAGCAAAGGAGCTGGAGCAAGATGCCTAAAGACTTAACCTGCCCTATCTGCGGTGTTCATGTAAGAGTTTGCAGGGTGGACGCCAAGACTTGCGGAGCTCCAGCTTGCAGGAAGGCGTTTCAGCGTAAAGCCAAGAAAGAAAAAGCCCCCGAATAGGGGGCTGTGTTGGCTAGTAGACGATCCGGTAAATCACCAGAGAGCTTTCGCCGTTGTCAGCCATTGCTGCCTGGCCTTCGATTGCCTGCGTGATTGACTCAGGGCCGCCACGCTCAGGTGTTACGCTGAACGTGCAGTTGTTGAGCTTGAACGCCAGCGCCCCATCACTGTTAGTGAAGCACACCTTGAATGTGGATGCTGGTTCGCCGAGTGACTTCTCAAACAGATCCAGGCTGGCAACCTTACCGGATGCGCTGAAAGTGTTCTTGGCCTTGGTCATCTCAACGAATGATACGGAGTCGTCACCAAGCGCAAACTGTGCAGACGCCGAGTTATCATTCGTGATCGTGAAGTTGTCGACAAACTCAAGCTTCACGCCTTCCTCGAATGCCACAGCATCAACGGCATGAAACGGGTCAGGCTTGGTGATGGCAGGGAATGTGCTACCTGCTGGCAATGCGGTCAAAACCTCCTGATTCATGCCGATAACGGCAGATGAACCAGTGATCATTGAATTGACTGCAGCCTCAAGCGAGAATCCAGTGAATCGCACACCACGGCTAATCATGTATGCAGTAGTGGTGCCACAGGTTCCATTCAGGATAGCCAGAATGCTGTAGGTTTTGCACACTGAGCCGACCTGTAGGCGGTTTGCTGTCTTGTAAGTGACTGCGGCCTTGGTTTCGTCTGCCAGCTTGTAGGTGTTTTCTCCGGCGGTGATAGCCAGAGCTGTAACGTTGGTAACGAAAAACGGCTTCGCATTATCACCAGTCAGCGTCGGGAATGCGATGTAGTCGCCAACCTCTACCTTTGTCGTGAAGTCGCCAGCGGCTCGGGTGAATGTCTTGGCTGTGGCGTTTACGGTAATGTTGAGCCCTGTTTCGGTTTCGCCAGCTTCCCAGGTTCCCATCATTGCACCAGCCAGGATGTCATCTTGGCTCGATGCGGTGTATTCAACGGCAAGCTCACCAGTAACCTGCTTGTTGCCAAGGCGAGGCTTGGAGCTATCGCGCTTGCTGTTCAGCTCGTTGGATTCAGTCATGTCGCGCTGCGTTGACGGCATCCCGCTTACAGTGCGGAGCTCCTTCCAAACTGGATTGGTCGGTGTGACGCCAGGGGTGATCTCTTCCACATACCAAAGCGGCGAGTTTGCGCCAGTGAATGGATTAGCCATAGTTTAAAGCCTCTCTGTGTGCGTGACCCATTCAATGGTCACTGGTTTAGTTGCCCAGCCATTTGCAACAGTGATGCGCTCATGGCTGAATTTGGTTATCTCTACACAAACTGGATCGCGGGTTAAACAGGTTGACGGCTTGAATGCAGCATTCAACTTATCCACCATCCTGTTAATTGGTGCGCTGCCTAGTGTTGACGAATAGTTGATGTCAATCTGGTAAATCCCACTCCGGCGGTCGGTGAAATACAGGTCGGCGCTTTCAATGTCGGACGGTATCATGAAGCCAGCAAGATATGGGGTTGCCGTATCAGTCGGTGCGTTGATGTTTTCCAGTGCGACCGTGATTGAGCTTGCAACACCAAACGACTTGAGCGCAACGTCCAGCGCCTTCTGGATTGCTTCGGTTATGCCTTCGCTCATCGGTTAGCCCTCGCCTGTTCGTCAAGTATCGCCTGAAATCTGGCTACGTTAACGCGCACACACCCACTTGGCGCTTGCTTTGAAAACCCGCCAACAGTGTTAGGCCCATCACCAGGATAGCCGCCATACTCCAGCCTGTAGGCGTATGGCAGGTTATTTGACAGGGTGAAAACAGTCTGGCCTTTCGCTGAGTTGATGTAATTTACCATCGCGCCAGTTGCTGCTGACCCGCTTTTGTCTGTCATGTCGGTGGTTACGGTAGATGGCTGCACGCCTGCTGCCGTCCAGTTAGCGCGAAACCTGCCAGTATCAACAGGGCTAGACTTGATTACGGCAGAGAACAGCTTGATGGATGTCCCCTTGATCGTCTTTTCAACGCTCATGTTGGCCCGCCTAGCAAATGCTCTCATCTGATCTTCAAATGATGCCATGTCATTTCCTGCAATGGATTTTGTGGCAGATTGTGATCCCAGTGTAATCAACTAGCGGAGTGTCGACAATCGACCACTGAACGCCGCCAATCTTCACCTTGTCTTGCAGGCTGACGCCGACTGATGGATTCAGCGCCTGAACAATGCACATCACGTCACCCTGCTGGATTGTCGTGCCGTTAATCTGAGCTGCACTGAATGCCACCGTGACGCCTCTCAATGTGATGTCTAACGATGCAGGAATCACCATCTCCCCAAGCGACTCACTCCACACCGGCTCGCCGCCAACCTTCACCAGCACAATGCGGCCATTGGATTCATCGAATTCACCAAGCAACTCGCTGGCTACATCTTGCATATCACTGGCGAACCCCATTAGGCCACCCCCTCGATAACAGAGGCGACAAGCAGGGAAGATGGAGCCGCGCTCCAGCCAGGTGTTGACGCAGCTTGTTGATATAAGCCGCCAGAGTTTGCGCCAATGGAATCACGAACCAGCTCCATCTTTACCGTGTCTCCAGCCAGCAATTCCATAACCACACGGCTATCTGTCGGGATTATTGAATCGCTTGATGATAGGCGAGTTGATTGCGTCACGCCAAACTGGGCGCCGTTTTTCAGGATGCGGGTCATCAGGTAGCTAACTCCTGACGCCCCAGACCGGCCAAACTGCAGCTTAAACCGGATTGCATATGTTCCACTAACGTTACATGTGATTGTTCCGTTAGCTGCCAATGATAACTCTGATGCTGCATTCGCGGCTCCGAATTCAACCTGAATCGCGGTTCCAAGTGTGGTTGGCTGCTGGGTTGCAGCGGTAGAAAACCCGCGCAGAATGTCGCGCTCACGGGCGGCAATCACGACACCATACCCACCCTTGGTTACTGTAGATCCAAACGCCACTGGGCCAGCAACTGACTGCAGTGTGGTGTCCATTTTGTTTAGCGCGGAGTCTGCTAGTTGGCTGCCAATCTCCCGAGACTTTGCTGGGCTGATCAGCTTGGTTATGTTGTCCAGCCAGTTTGTGTTGATTAGCGCAATCAGGTCAGCTGTATTTTTCATCCTCGCACCACCCGAAATTCAAAGCCGTTATTGCTGCAGCTAGTCATCAACGGCGCCAAGGCATCGAGCGACTTGGTGATGGTGATAGCCTTGCCAGTCTTGCCGTTGTTGAAGTAGCTGACAGCCACCGCTCCGGTTACTTCCTTGCTTGCTACAGATAGGCCATCATCACTTGCCCGAACGTCTTTACCTGCTGCGTATTCAGCAGCGGCGTATACCTGCGAATATCCAAGCTGCACAGGAATATCGCCATCAGCATATTCAGCGCCATAGGCGTTAGTCGCACCAGTACGCGGCCAGGATAGCGCCTGCGTGGTTGTCAGGCGGCTACCGCTAAAGCATTTCCGTTGCAGCTCGACATATTGGCATCCTTGGCGCAATGCAACCTCTGCCGCCGTGTCATCTGCTGGCAGAGTGATGCCGTACTTGGCGGCAAATGCGCGAGCATCAAACAGGCTGATAAAACTGTCAGCGTCAGTTAGGCCCACTCCTGATTCAACGACTAGCGCCATGGCTACACCCCATCAGCAAAGCATTGAGCCCACAGCTCGGTGGATACTGTCACAGCTGTTGCCGCTTTAGACCGCAAATCAGCGCCTTCTGCTCGGCCAAATTGGCGCTCAAATATTGTCAGCTTTTCCTCTGTATCAACCCACTCTGCGGCGATATTGAATGCCACTGGATCGTCATTCAACCCCTGCAGAAGTCGGTTTTTAAGTTGGAATGTCAGCGCCATGGTGTTCCCCTATTTGGTTTTGCTCAGTATAGCACCAGCTAAAGTTGAAGTGGAAAGCCCCTCGCTGGGAGGGGCTTGTGGTTTTGGGATTAAAGAATCAATTCTTCCCAGTACGGAAGTTCGGCTGAATATCCGGCGTAGTTAGGATGTAAGGCATCCGCGAACAGCCCAGCTTTGTACCCTCCGGTCGCCACGGTGTAGTCGGTCATTGCTGCGTCACGATCGATACACATTACAGCATTAGCTGTACAGAACTCCTTGATGGTCTCAACAACAGTACGTCTAACAGCTTCTTCTGCTAACGTTAGTCCGTTCTTGGGTGCTGGAGTAATGAAACCTGGCTTGCTATTATATTGATAGCAGGCCGCCAGCCACTGCACCATGTTACTTAGAATGCGTTTTTCCACTCCCGCAGTGACAGCATCTAGGTCATTTATAGACCACGGCGCAACAACTGCATAAGTGGGAGCTGCCTCATCTATGTACTTCAGCCCTTGCGGAACATAATCAACACTCTTAGCTCCAGCAATTGCCCCGCAGAGTGGAATAATTCCTCGCTCTGCGCACAGTCGTTTCGCCGCCCCATATTGAAAGCTACCCGCGTTTGATGAACCACCTTGTCCCTGGGTGATGGAATCGCCTGAGTACAGCATCGTTCTAACAATCCCGTCTCCAGTGAATAACTCTACATACATAGCGTGACTAATCGTAGTCACTGTCCGTACAAATGAAGATGGGTTGGCAATCGCATCACCTTGCCATGCTCCAACTTGAATAAAATTCCCAGATAGCTGATCAGTTATCTCCGGCAAATCATCTAAGTTTTCTGCTCTTGATGCCGCCGTATTGCCTGCGGATGGAGTGTATTTACTGATTATCAAAATGTATCCATCCCCATCGGTTCGCTTTACCGGAGTTACTGGGATGATATCACTAAGTGTGAACTTTGATTCAGTTGCTGTTGCTGCCGCACCCTCTGAAAAGGTTGACAAACCTCCAACAGTGATAGGTGTAAACGGCGCATCCGTTACGCATGGGGTTGAGTTATTATCAGGGGTAGCAAATGCCGCTTTAGAGCCGACTATGGCTGATGTCACGCAATTTACGAATTTGACGCGGATGGCATAAAACGGAACTGGGGAAAGCAGAACCATCCGAGACGTATATCCCAACAGCCCAGCAACGGTGGCGACTTTTCCAAAAGGGCGTAAAGTCTTAACCGGGTTATTGATAGTGCGTCTCGACATCTGGCGGTAGTAATCGCCTCCACTTATAGCTAGGTCACCACCAACAACCACCGACGCCCCAACCCCCAGCGTCGCCGGATCCGGCAGCGTATCGGCGGTGTACTCACGCTGCCCATTAGGCTGCACTTTGTAGATGGATGGCGAGCCATAGTTAACTGTCACTGAATATGAGCAATCAACCTTGTATGGGCCGATTGATAGTGTGTTTTCTTGCTGTATGCGCTTAAAGTAGACTGCGTATCCAGTAACTGACACGTCATAGTCAACTGGTGCACCTTGAGAGTCGATAACGAGCTGATTACCAGCTTTGAGAGTTCCGGTTTGTGTTGCCATTTAACACCCCATAAAGAAAAGGCGGCGCTTGGCCGCCTTGTTGGCTTACTCTTCTGCTGGCTTCTGCTCGGTTGCCACGTCCGTTACCTTGGTGAGCTTGGGCGGCTTTTTCTCCACCCACTCATCAGGGATTTGGTCGGCAAACTTGGCATCATAGACGATCAGGTTACGCTGGCGGGCCAGAGCCTTCACATCTTCGTTGTACTGGTAGGTCGGGAATTCAACCAGCCATGCTTTGCGTGATTCTGCCATGTGATTACTCCTGACCTACAGTGAGAACGCCAGCGCATTCCTTGACGGAAGTTTTTACCTTGTCCCAGTTGGTGCCGGTAGCCAGTTCGGCATCGGTCGGAGACTTTCCGCCGTTGGTTTCATCCCAGGTAAAGCCCTTGATGCCCAGGCCGAATGTGTAGTCAGACTGCATGGTTGTTTCAATGCGGGTCTGGCCGTTCTTGGTTTCGATGTTGGTGATCAAGTCACCAGAGTCGGAAACCATGATGCCGCCAGCGGTCAGGGTAAGCACCTTCTGCTTGTTCGGTGTGCCAGCGACACGCAGAGCAGGCACGTCAGTTACCACGATGGCCTTTCCGAGAATATCGACAATTCGCACGGTGTCAGACTTGAACAAGTCTTGTGCGTTGGTCAGGTTCTCGCCGATCAAGGTGTGGTATTGCAGGCCAGTCATGATGCGAGCCACCAGACGCTGAGACATATCACCAAACAGAGCATCGGTAGTGTTCAGCGCGGAGTGGGTGATCTTGGCTGTTGCTGACACATCATTCACCAGCGCGGCGACGTTACCGATTGCAGCCACACCAGCAGCCACGGCGGTGTTCAGTTGGTCAGCCAGCAGGGCTTCTGCAAACATACGAGCGGCCACTTCAATGCCTTCCTGTGTCGGCTTATTCAACCAGGACATTTGGGATGGCTCGTAGCGGATTGGGCCGAAACCACCTGCAACCTTAACCATTGATTGTTGGCTTTGGGTCAGATCTGTTGCAGCAGCGGATGCTTGAGCGGCATAGCGATCAACTCGGCGCTGGGCAGAGTGCAGTGCGTTGTAGAACGACTCACGGAAGAAATCGCCATCAAAACCAGCAGACTGCAGAACGATAGCGCCATTAGAGGCGGCGTTAAACTTCTGGATTTCCTGCGGGTAGATTTCAGCCAGCACAGGCATCAGGTAGCTGTTAAACACTTGCATTTGTGACAGAGACATAGTTTTTACCCCTTAGTGGTTTGGTCGCCAGTTATCGAACTGGCAGGTCTTTTAGAGCTGAAAACTTGGGAGCAGCCCCGCTGCCTGAACCTTTACCACCAGCGGCCCCACCACCGGATGCCGCATCTGCTTTCATGAGATGCGAGATTGCTGGATGTTTTGCCATCCACTTTTTGAACTCTGCCGGGTCAGTCGTGATGACGTTGCCAGCGAAGTCGGTAAACTGTGTTTTTACCTGGTCGCCGTCAAGCTCGGTCTTTACCAGTTGGGCAACCAGGTCAACGGATTCCGGCGCGATGAAGTCACCAATGAAGCCACCAAGCACTGCGCGTTTTTCTGATGCCACTGAGCGAGCCTTTAGCGCCTCAAATTGCTGCACTAGCGGCTGATACTCTGCGTCCTTCTGCTCGCGCACTGACTTTTCAAGCTGTTCAAGGCTGCCAATCTGCTTGGCTGCAGCATGCTCTGCTGCAATGCGAGCAGCCTCTGCGTCCTTTGCGGCCTGGGATGCTGATTTCTTCTCTTTCAGCAACTCGTCCAGCTTGGACTTCATGCCTTTGGTCAGCTCATCTACCTCGGCAGCGGTGAACGTCTTTTCAGGCTCACCACCAGCACCGCCACTAGCAGCACCATCGGATCCGGCCTCTTCGTAATCCTTGCGCATCATGTTTCGGATAAGCATGTTTGGCCCCCAGCCATTGATAACGCTTCGATTATAAGCTGCTGCATGTTGTCAAGCAAATATCTTGATGGTGACGATTAGTTTTTTTCATTTTATTGCGGAGTAAATTCGATTGATACTTATCTCGAGCATAACAACAGGAGATAGACATGAGCACAGAGGACGCAGCTATGTCCAAGCACGAGCTTGACATGGCGATGGCAGCGGTAATGTCTGAAAAGATGACGCCTCGCAGATGGATGTGTAAGTTCGGAGAGATACACCCATCATGCCAAAAGGTTAGAAGGACAAGCACATGGAGGGCTTATCGCGCCATGAAGAAATCAAAGCAAGAGGAGCTTGATTACCGAATGGCAAAGCTGAACGCACAAAGCGATTACGCGTAGTCACCTAGACCTTTCAGAGTTAACCATCAAGCCAGCATAACGCTGGCTTTTTTTGACGATTGAATACTTCGATTGTGTCAGGCAAAAGAAAACCCTCCGAAGAGGGTTGTGGATTACTTTGCCAGGTAAGACGCCACTCGCTTATCTGCCTCAGACATTTCCTTCAACGTGAGCGGTCGACCTAAATCGTCCACTGTGATTTTGCGGAACTCTTCTGCATCCAGTCCGGCATTGCGGAATATCAATCCCTTGGTTTTGCCTAGCCGCTCATCCTGGAACGCTGCGGGCTGAGTCTTGAGCCATGAATAGTATGTCATGTCGGCGGATACTTGCTTTCCACCATCAGCGCCTTTGCTAGCCCGTGTAGCTCCTTCGTCGAAGATGTCGAATTCTGGTGATAGCTTAGGCGCTACCGAACTCCGGCAGTTGTAATGTGCTGGCGGCTTTGGCTGAACCTTGTCAGTAAATAGGAATACCTGGGAATCTCTAAACTGGCAAATCGGTGACGTCCTTCCGTCCAGGGTGGAAACCCACTCATAGCCGATGACAACATCATCATTTTCTTCCATGACTGCCATTCTGGCATTGGTGGCAATGTGCATCATCGCAGTGTTTGCCACCGACTTGGCATTCCTTAGTGATATGTCAGCCAGGCCACCATCACCGACCACATTCTTGATAATCTGGCGAGTTGTTAGACCTTCTACAAATCCTTGCTTGCACCCCATCACCAGGCGGTTAACCTCATCAACCCCCCAATCATCCATCATCTTTCCAAAGTCTATAGGGCTGGTCGACAGTGCCAGTGGCTGAAACTGAGCAGCGGCCCACACCTGGCCAATAGTCGGCTCAGTTAGGTTCACGCCAACCAATCCGCCGATAGTGCCTGCCTGGTAGGTGATCTCGTACTTGGCAAACTCCCTGAGTGACTTCTCTAGCTCGGCAAGCCATGCTCCCGCTGGTTTGTTCAGCGTGTTAGCCAGCGTATTGAGCATGGTCTCCAGGCGCTTTGCAGTGCGCTTCTCCGCATCGAATCCGGCCACCTTCTTTCTGATGATGGCCTTCATCTCGTTGAGATACGGAATAACGGATTGGCCTAGCCCGGCAGCATGTTTGATGGTGGATATTTGGTGCGCGAGTAGTTGATTGTTTAGTGATGAGGTCATGATTTCCCCTTGTGCGTTTTATCCAGTCTATCACCGTCATGCGAATGACGAAAATCAGGCCATGCGCTTGCCTATTTCTGCTGCAACCTTGGTTATTGCATAACGGACTGCTTGCTCATCGCTGCAACAGCCATCATCGTCTCCATGCGTCCAGTCATTGTGCCCTGCAGAAAGCCGCGATCCACTTATAGCTGAAAGTCTAGGCGCATCAACGACAATACCAATCCTCACAGCCAATCGCAGTGCATCGCCGTCATCCTTTAGTGGATTCCATCTTTTTTCTATTCTAGTTCTCTGTATTCCGGTAGTGAAATCACCAAAATTTTCGCTATACGAAGCGCCATTTCCAGCAGCCTTGGCCGCGAGATCAAGCATCTCTCTTTCTGTCATCTCGTTGCTTCCCATCTTCATCACTCCATTCATTGGTCAAGTTGTGTCATCACCTTGATTTCACTGGTTTTCACCTGTCTATCTATCACAAGGGTTCTTAAAGGTAGATCTCTCCTGAAGAATGGTCTAAACCAAACTCAGAATCTACCTTCATCCATCACAATGGGACGTAGGTAAGTTGCTAGATGCAAAGTCTGCAACTCGGAATGACTCTTCGCTCATGCAAGCGCCGTATCCGCCAGTCATTCACCATCATCATTCAATCTGGCAGCGCATCCGCTTAGCCTGGTTACTCGCCGTTAAGCTTCGATTGATTGAGTCTGGTATCTCTCATGCGTGCCACTGTTGATACGATCCCGCAGTAGTGGCGACCTTTATCCATGCCTGCCGTTACATTTAGCCCGACACATGGGGTCAGTGATAGGAGTAGAAGAGAGGAAACAAAAAGCCCGTTAGTGTACCCCCTGGTCGAAACCCACAAACTGGCGAATGTAGGCAGGAGGTATTCTAACGGGCTCTGTGTTTAATCGGTTTCGACGCCAATCACACAACGCAAGTATAGCCGACCTGGATTGTTATGCAACCCCTGCGTAATGCGCACAACTGCGCAGAAACTTGTAATCCATCTCGAAGCCACGCATTGAGCCATGGTCTCGAAGTTGCCGCCAGATTTGGCGAAGGCGTTTGGTTTCGGTCATGACTTCGCCTTGCGGTATCCAGCGTCGTAAATCCTGGCTGCTATTAAATCAGTCGCATGCGGAGTAACTTGGAATCCATCTGCATCACAAAAATATGACGAAATATCATCAATCGCATTTTCTCGCTCGGTGCGGAGTGGGCGGAAGTCATCTGGATTGCTGCTAATCCACAGCAAAGCTTTAGCATCACCAAACACACTGACAACTCCATTACCAGTTGAATCAAAACCAACAAAAACAGCACGACGCCAATCAGTCCACTCGTCGTAAGAGCTGCAAAATTCACATTCACACCCAACTGGTGGTAACTCTTCGCGCGCATACCATGAGTTGTCAACTTCTGATTTACTGCTCATTTGTCTCGCTCCTGCTGCCATTCTTCTTTTGTTATTTCGTGAGCGTAGGAGCTCATGCTGGTAAAACCACCAAATATTACCTTTGACATAAACACAACACGGGCCGGGCTTACCCATTCGTCCCACTGCTTGACCAGCCACGCCAATTGCTGCTGCTTTGTTACTGTCATTTTGTGCGCTCCAGTGCTGAGAGAAGTGCGTCGGCGGCTCGCACTGCATCTCTTGCCACATCATGCTCATTGAATGAATTCCCAGGCTTTGAAAGTAATCCACTCATCATGTGCATAGCCATCATTTCGCGTTTCGACATCCCATCACTTCCAGCGCTCGTTTCATCACCAAGCGGTAGCGGCATTGCTGACTTATCGCCATTCTTGATTGTCATGTCATATCTCCGTTGTTAAGACACCAAAACCTTAGCTAATATCTGCCGCATTGTCAAAATAAAGTTTGCACGCTAGGCAATAAAAAGCCCCAATTAAGGGGCTTGTCTTACTGCTGGTCGTTGTCTGTGTCGTCCGGTGCTTGCGGTATCTCGCCAGTGACTGAAGTTGTCATCGCTGGAGCCGGTGGCGGTGGCTGCCTGGCTAACTCATCCTCGATTTCCTCATCAGTCCAATTCGTGGTTCCTGCCGCTCGCATGGCTGCATAGTAGGCCCGCATAGGCATTAACCCTGCATTGATGTCTGCTATCCACTGGGCGCGGTCTTGGGCGGTCATCTGCGCAAGGAAGAACTCAGTATTCAGCTCGAATACCACCTCACCAGTAACACCCATGAATTCACAGCACCACTGGATTGCCTTTGCATATGCCTGGCTGACATTCTGCGCAATAGTTGCCATGATGGACGTATCAGCCCCACGCTGTAACCGTGCTGCCTCGGCTGTAACTTGGATTGTCGGCGTAATGAGCTGGGCGCCAATCATGACGGCCTGATTCTCTTTCTTGAGCATCAGCTCAAGCGCCAAGTTGCTTGGCTGGGCCTGTAGCAATTCTGACGCCCCACCAGCTCCAAGGTTATGCCCCATGCGCGAACCAAGACGGATTCCGTTAGGGTTTGCCTCTGCAAACTGGCTGGCGTTCATGGTCTGACCAGGATAAATCATTAGTGTTGGCTGGCTAGCAATGAAGCTAGACTCCTCAACATCTGCCGAGTTGCGATAGTGACCGATATTGACATCAGTCAGCGACTCAAGAGGCGGTGCGTCAACGTTGGAATCATTGTTGTCAGCACCGATGAAGGTAAACGGGATGTAGTTTATGGCCTGCTTGCTCTTGCCAAGCTTAGGCTCTATCACCTTGACGTCACCTTGCTGGCTGCCGGTGTTATCGAATGTGAACACTCGCTGCTGATACTTGCGATCAACCAACTCAAGCACTCGGATCCGCTCACCAATCAGCGTGGTGAACTCGTCATTTTCGTTTTTGTACTCGTATGTCTCTCGCAGCCTGACCTGCGTCAACACCTTGGCGCTGCCAATGGTATCATCTTGCCAGTCAATGATGCTTTCAGTTGGATAAAACTGGATGCGAGCATTGAGCAACCCGGCGTTCTGGTCTGCCATGCTCATGCCTTCCACTGGCGAGCCATCAGACAGCAGCCCGCCGCGCCCCATTGAGTCAAGCTCCTTGAGCGCGTCCTGCGCCTGCTGAACCAGTCCAATACCAGACCCGTCGCAATTCTCCAGTAGGTACTCAACACCTTGCGGAAGGATGATTTCAGGCGGCTTGCGCATCACCGCACCGACCATGCCAGACAGCGTGCGCTTGGTGAACCCGTAGAAAACCGCGCCGTCCTCGTAATCCTTCTGGCGCTGGGCCCCGTACTCTTTATCTGGCTCGCCACTTCCAACATCGCGCAGATACGATTTGCAGTTTGCCGCCAAAGCGTCGCGGATTTTCTTCCATCGCGGAAAATTGGCGATGTAATCCCGATGTTGCGACTTCACGCCTGTAGCGGCTGATTGGATGGTCATTACCTTCTCCCCCACATTGAAACCTGGATTTGAGCCACTGGCTTGACCACTGGGAATAGGAAGCTCAGGCAGTAGCCAGCCCCGTCAACCCAGTCGTCTATAGCCGGATGCGCATTAAACTTCTCTGGATCGCCTCGGTCATTGTATCCCTGCGTCTCCATTGCCTGCACAAAATTCTTGCAGCGGTCAATATTTACGCCAATGCGCCCGTGCGCCAGTAGTGAATTCACGGCGTTTATTCGGTCGCGGATGAATGGGTTAGATGGCGGAGCGTCTACTCGATAACCAGCGTTTTGCAGGATGTCTATATCCGATGCGCTGGCGTTGGTGCGCTCTGACTTCCCGCTAGCGTCAGGGTATAACGTAACGTCCATTCCCGAGTATCTGGATTGCAGGTTGTTGATAATGTCTCGCGTGTCATGGCTAACGAACTCATCAACCGCTATCGGGTTGCCATTATCAATGACAAACGCAACTGCACAACAGCCGCCCACGTTGAAATCCACCCCGATGTGCAGGCGATCACCTGGCTGCGGATTCCTGCTGCTTGCGTGTCTTGCGCGGTCGAAATAGTGATAGACCTTGTTAGCGGTGAGACTGACGAACTCGCCATTGATATACATCTCAGCCAGGGCCGGGTCGTAGTTGGCCCGTATCTGGTCAACGTATCCCTCTGGCAGGTACGGATTAGACAGCGTGCTGGCCTTGATAAGCTCGGTTGATTCATCGGCGCGAACCACCCACCGGTCATAGACGAAGCCAGAAAACCCTTGGTCAGGCGTTGTTACCGCCGCGATTGAGTTTGGCACCTTTGACGGCTGACGGGTACGCTCTGAAATCTTACGCCACACGACAGCCGCTTGTTCTTTACTCAGCACGTCCAGCTCATCAGCCACGGAGTGGGCGACTTCAAACGCGATCAATCTGTTTGGGTTGTCATAGCTGCGGAAATAGACCGTCCCTAGCCCTGCAATGGTGATCGAGTAATCTGATTTATTCAGGCTGTGCGGAAGTCCAAGCATATTCAGGTCATCAACAAAGCCAGGAATAGCCCGCAGCTTCAAAAGGTCATAGGTAGGCATGGTGTAAAGCGTGTTGATGCCTGGGTTGCCAAGCATCAAAAGCAAAAGCCGCATAGTAGCGGCTCTCGACTTACCAGCCCCAAGGCCAGCCACTATGGCAGGATGAGGCTTTGCGGATAACACAAAATCACGCTGAGGCTCGGTGAGTGGCACATCAATCATCTTTCTTCCTCACGGCGTCAATGATTCGGATCTCAATAGGTTTTTGCTCTACAGCATCATCCTGTTTCTCTTTCCAGCCAGCCCTTGTTTTCATCCAGAAAATTTGCGCAGTTGTGTCTCCAGCTAGAGCCTTATTGAACAAAGCCCCTCCTACTTGCGCGTTTGCCAGGTCTCTCGCGGTATCTAGCTCTCGGCGGTAATATTTGTAGAGTGTTTTTACATCAATCTGTAACACCTGGGCGATCATTTCGTGCCTGGTTCCGACGATTGCATGGAGGCGAACCGTGTCTCTTGTTGCCTTTGTTGGCTCATGCGGAGGGTGGCCCCTTTTTCTTGGCTTGCTTTGCTCAGTCATGAATAACCCCTTCCGCACGTAAGACGTACAGCTCAAGTGCCATGATCGCCTCGCTTGTGACGCGCACAGCCCCAGCTCTGCGCTTTTCCACTGTGGAGATGCTAACCCCAAGCAGAGAAGCGCAGGCCTCATTGCTGAGACCTGCTTTTGATTGTGCCATCCTGAAATCAGCAGCCCCTGGCAATTTTTATCTGCTCCATGATGAACGCTACCTCCGCCTCTGAATCACCAATGTTTAGCGCCAGAATATCGACTGGGCAGGTGATCCCCTTATCCATGCAAGACATAATCTTTTTAGCTAGCTCGGTCATACTTCCTCCTGTTTGGTTTCCGTAATATTTACGGATAAGGAGTCAGGAGTCAAGCGATCACCGCGCATTTCCTCGAACGTCTTCCCTGTGGCGGCATGAACGGCCAGACGGCCAGTGAAGTCTTGCCAGCGTTTGATAATCACATCGCAATATTTTGGGTCTAACTCCATCAGTCTGGCGTTGCGACCTATTTTCTCGCAAGCAATAAGCGTTGATCCGCTACCGCCGAACAGGTCGAGAACAATGAACCCAGCCTTGGTTGTTTTATCAATTGCCTCTTCGGCCAATGCTACTGGCTTTTGTGTTGGATGGAGATATTCTGTCGCCCCGTCTTTGCCAACCTTCCAAACGCTACCGATACGCTTTCCAGTGAGTTCAGCGCCTCTATGCCATACCAATGCAGTCTCATAATCACTAGAGAATGTCTTTTTAAGGTCGCCTATTCCGCCACCTCCTTTAAACCATATAACCTGGTTACTCGGGTAGCCAAAAGACTTGAACTGATCAAACCACTGGGGAAGAACCTTCCAGCTAGTCCACACAAAAACCCAGCCATCAGATACAGCGTCAATAACTGGTGCAATATCAAGGAATACATCGTCATTTTTAAGAACATCGAACTTCGCAGACTTTGTGCGCATGTTTGACTGATAGCTAACACCATAAGGCGGGTCAGTGTGAACCATCTGCGCTCTGCGGCCATCGAGTAGAATCTCCACCGTATCTATGCTGGTAGAGTCGCCACACATCACCCGATGATCGCCAAGCTGCCACACGTCACCGAGTACAGTGACCGGGGTCTCTGGCGCGTCATGAACGGCATCCTCATCAGTCAGACCTTCTTCGATCTCCTGGATTTGCAGCCCAGCAATTTCATCCAGCGAGAAACCAGTAAGCTCAAGGTCAAAGCCCAGTTCTTCAAGCTCTGCAAACTCAACGCGCAGCATCTCATCATCCCAGCCTGCGTTGAGCGCCAGCTTGTTGTCAGCGATGACATACGCCTTCTTCTGCGCATCAGTGAGACCGTGCATGACGATTACCGGCACTTCTTCGATGCCTAGTTTCTGCGCAGCAAGAAGCCGCCCATGCCCAGCGATGATGCCATTTTCCTCGTCAATCAATATCGGATTTGTGAACCCGAACTCCTTGATTGATGCGGCAATCTGGGACACCTGCTCAGGCGAGTGAGTGCGTGAATTCCTGGCGTACGGAATGAGTTTTTCGGATGGAAGTCTTTTATACTCTGGATTTATCATGCAATGCCCCCAGCATTTACCCCGCACCCAATGCGGCTTGTGTCAAGTGTAACATGCTGATGGTGGAAATGAAAAAGCCACCGAAGTGGTGGCTAGTCCTGTGGCTTCTTGTTCATCCCGAGATAGTTGATTATCTCCCGCCTTTGTTCGCGTAGCCTGTCAACCTCACGCTCTGCCTTGAATAGCTTTGCGTCAATCTCCTTGAGCCCTTCCGGTGTTTTCTTCATCACCTTTCCTCACCGTTAAATATCCACCGTCATCAGTTGGCTGCACTATGTCGAAGTCATCCCATGCGCCTAGCTGCTCCTTTAGAATCTTAATTGCTGCCCATTCTTTCAGTTCGCCAGTGGTCGCTATCCATGCCACCGTTAGCAGGTGCTTCTTGTTAATCTCAGCCTTTACCCAATCAAAATGAGCATGTGATAGCGCCTTATTGATTGCATCCTGCTTAACTGGCTCTGGCAGTGTCAGCTCCATGGATGGCAGATATTCGCGGCCTTGCTGGTCACGGCATATCGCATAACAGGTAATTACCCATTTTAGCGGAGTGTCACCAACCGCCATAGCTCGCTCCCAGTTAATGCCATAGCGCCGACCTGATAGCGTGAATGGCGTTACCCCACCATCCAGGCCATAGACCGATGCAAACAGCGTTCTGCTCGCCGTGTCATTTGCCAGCCATAACGTGCGCTTCATGCTTCGCGCCTTCTGCGCTGGAGTCATGGCCGCGCGTCGGCGGCTCATGAGTTGCTGGAGGTCTACGCTATTCACTGTAAGCATCCCATTCCTTTACTGCCTGCTCTGCCAGGTGGTCATCTATGATTTCATCAATCA